TGGCGTTCGGCTTGAACGTCGGTAAGATGTGATCGCCGCCGAACTTCGCGATCATGGCCGCTTCGGCACGGTCCAGCCGCTTACCGCCGCGCTCGCCCCGGAACTTCTCACGATCCACCGGGAACAGTTCGTCCGCCCGCGCCATGATCGCGCTGTCGTCCGCCTTGCTCTTGCCCGGCACATTCATAAGCTGCTTCCACGTCTGCGGCGGCACGGTCTCGATCACAATGCCCGAATAGAACGCGGCCATGTAGATGATCCCGACGCCGTAGCCGAACGTGAAGGCGTGCGCGGCGTTCTGTGCTTTGCGTCCGCCGACCGCTTCCATCACGACGAGTTCCACGCCCATGACTTCGAACTCGTCAAAGAGATCGGCAATGGCCAAGGCGTCCACGCGCTTGCGCTTGCGCTTCCCGACCGTCTGAAACCAGATCGGCGTGTCGTACACCGGGCCGACAAGCGCACGGCTCTGCGTGTCGTACACGGCGAACGCGCCAGACGATCCGGGGTCTATACCGAGCACCAAAGTCATGCCGACCTCGCCATCGCACACGACAAGAACAAGCGCACCGTCTCGACATAATAGTCCGCAGCTTCTGCGCATTCGAGAAGCGTCGGGAACGTGTCGATCACGTACACACCGTTCGACGTGTCGATTAGGTTCCATACGAGATCAAACATCAAACCCTCCTATCTGTCGCGCCGTCCGTGGATACAATGTCCACCAGCGCGGGTGTTTCACGCGAAACCTGTCCCACTCTTCGGGCGTCAGGTCCGCTTTCACCGAGTTGCACGCCCGGCAGCATGGATACCACTTACCGCCGCCGAGACTGCGCGGGTAGAAATGGTCTTTCGTGAAGGCCAACCCGCCCGGTGCGTCCGACTTGTGCAACTCTCGTTTGCACCACAAGCAGTACGGCTTGCGCTTCTTGCGGCGCGCCATTCACGCCACGCGCATCTTCCGAGTTCCGAACATTCCGTCTTTGACCTTCACGTACACCGGCATTTTGCGTTGGCGACGCTCGATCTGGCGACGAACTTGACGCGACGGTGGGTTCGCCGCAAAGTCTTTGAAGTCGTAGAACGTGCGGTACACGGTCTTCGAGTTGGGCTGCGGTGCGTACGATCCATTGAAAAACATGTCGGTCTCCTAGTTCAACAGTTGCTTGATGTCGTCCGGCAGTTCGCCGATGATCCGTTTCGGGTCGATGGTGCGCTCGTCGGCCATGACGATCTCCGACGCGATAACGTGCAGGTAGTGCCGCCCCGGCTCGTCTTCGGCTTTGTCGTGGTCGATCATGTACTTTGCGTGCACGATCTTCAACGGCAGTTGCTCGCGCTGCGCGATCTTTTCGAGCGCTTCGAGAACGCCGTCCTGAATGTTCGCAGGCCAGTCTTCGAATGGCACGTCGAGCGCGCCGCTAACCGAGACGTCCAGTTCGAACGTGCGGATTGATGTCGTCTTGTCAAAAGTCATTCCAGTTCTCCGCTTCGCGGTGCGTCGCCAGCAACGGACCATGAATGTACACTTTACGTTCGTCGCGGCGTCGGACGGTTTCGACTATCGGTCTGAAACCCTTTTCGCAGCGCGGCGTGCCGTCGCACAGCGGCGCGTTTCGGTTGACGGTCCGGCTCAACTCTATGTAACTATCCCGCACGGTGCGACGGCCCTCACATTCATCGGCCATGTCAGCACCATATCGGTTTCGGCGCGCGGCGCACGCGACGTAAAAACTTTTCGTTTTCGCGCTTGTCTCCGTCCTCGAATGGGTTCGGGGCGAACCGTCGCCGCCATTCGATAAACCTGTCGGGGCTCATTGCGCGTTCCGCCGCCTCTAGCATCCGCGTAGGCAGCTTGTCGTACGCCGTTTCGGCGCGCTCCGTTGGTTCATTTAGCACGTGGTGATCCTTTCCTGTCCCTCGCGCGGTGTGCCGCCAAGCGCACTGCGCGTTTGCTTCTGTCCTTTTGCAGCGCGACGTTCAACTCGTGCCGCACCGCCATGATCTCCCCGAGCCGCCGGTCCGCGTACTCCGCGATCTTCCACCACACTTGGTCGCGGTCGATCTCGGCGAGTTGGTGCCGGGCGTCGAGCAAGGGGGCGAGTTCATCGTAGCTCACTCCGATGTTCGACGCCAGCATTCGGGGCGGTTCGTCCAGCGCCTTGCAGATGCGCCAGAGAAACGTGTCGTCAACGTTCGGCGGGGTGACTGTGCGCCGTGCCATAGAACCGCCCCGTGACCGTGCCGCCGTAGAACTCGACCTCGGCAATAGCCGCCTGTTCGGCTTGTGTTGCCCCGGCGATGCACCGCCCCGCCGCTTCGCAAGCGTCTTGGCGGGGGCAGTCGCACTCGGCCATGGTCTGCCCCATGTAGGGGCGCGGGGCGGGCGCGTTTGAACGGGTCAGCTTGCAGAACTCTTCGACCGGCTCGTCCTTGTCGCCGCCGATCCCGCACTTCTGGCAGAACCACGACCCGTCAGCGTATGTCACGGCTTCGCAGGACATCACACGCCCCCGATCTTGAAAGGGTGGACCGAGAAGAATTGCGGCGCGTCTTTGCTACCGAAATTCTTATACACCACTCCGGCAAACTCGACATACTCGTACGCCGTTGCCGTGTTGTATTCGGAAGGCGTCATGTCGATAACGGTTTTCACGTCCGTGATGCCGCCACGCGCCTGATACAGTTCGAGTTGCATCACGCCACCTGCGTTAGTTCGGTGCCGTCCAGCGCCGCGAGCGCGGAAAGCAGCATGTTCGTACGGTCGATGATCTGTTCGCGAATGTGCGCGTACTGATCTTCGTCGGGCACAAGGTGCGTCTTGCCCTTGACGTAGTTCGTGTACGTCGAGCGCGAGACGCCGAGCGCTTCGGCCATGGCCGTGTCGCCCGCGCCGCACTCTTTGAGCGCTTCGAAGATCGACGGGTCAAGGCCGTTTTGTTCGGCGTCCGCCTTGGCTTCGGTCTTCGCGGCCTTCTCTTCTTTCTTCGCCTGCCGCCCGGACTTCGGCTTGAACGCGTCGATCAGTTCCACGATCTCGGACGGCGCGTCGTCCATGTCCAGCGCGGCGAGTTGCAGCACCTCCATGTCGGCTTGCGACAGCCCGAGCCGCGATGCGGCAGAGCCGGACAGAATATCGTCTTCGTCTTCCACGATCATTTCGATATCTTCGAACACCGCCATCTGATCGAAGTCTTTCCCGACGTGCGTCTTGATCTTCTCGATCACGCCGTCCAGATCGGTTGCGTCGACCATGGTTTCTTTCCTTTCCTCGGGGTTTTGCGCGAGACGCGCTTCGATGTCGGCGCGCGTGATGTCCGCGTTGGCGAGCGCCTGCGCCGGGGTCTTCTCGTGCGTCATTTGCTTGAAGATTTCCTTCGCGGCGTTGGCCGCAAGGTTCTCGACAATCGTGCGGTCGTCGTCCGTGCTGTTCCAGACGCCCGTGTCGATGGTGTTCTTGCCGAGCCAATCAGCGGACAGGTATTCGTCCCACTTTTCAAACGACGCTTCAACCACGTCGTCCATGCCGCTTTCGTACTCGTCTTTCGCCAGCCGCCCGGCGTCGCCTTCGGGCCACGAACCGTACTCGCCGTTGTTGATTTCGTACATCACCACGGCGTCCATCAAGTCGATCAGGACTTCTTTGGCGATCCCGGCCACGGCCTGCTTCGCGACCGTATCGTTCACGACGCGCAAGGCCGTCTCGATGTCAGGCGCTTTCTTCGGATTGAGCTTCGGCGACGCGAACGCAGTGTCAAGCACCGTGGCCGGATCGCCCGTGAAGTCCTGAATGTACATGGCTTCTCTCCTGTTCTCTATGAACGCCCCGGTGCGGGTAGCAGACCGCGACCGGGACGTCTGTAGAAGACAGCGCGCTTACGCTTTCGCCGCTTCGACGCGCCAGACGCGCACGCCCGTCCCGGCGGTGGCGTCGTTCACAGTGCGCATGGCGAACTCGAAACCTTCGTTGTTCTTCTTGAAGCGGCGGATCGCCCCTGACAGGCGGTTCGACACGGTGCGGGCGTTCTCTTTGAACACCTTCTCGCGCTCGGCTTCGTCCTTGATGGTTTCCGGCACGCTGACCGGTTCGAGGAACGACGCGCCGACCGGCATGGCGGCGAGCTTGTCGGCGGTCTCGCTGGAACGCGCGCCGCGCACCATCGGGGGCACGGGCAGACCGGTATCGAACTTGAAACCACCCTTATCGACGGTCTTGACGTTGGCAGTGGCGGCTTTGTCGGCCATGGTTTCTCTCCTATTGAGTTGCGGTAAACTTGTTACCGTGTTTCTTGGTACGCGAACGGTTGCGCGGTGTCAACACCTACTTGCGGTTTTCGTTCACCACCTTCATACCTGCATCGTTGAACGCCTTCAAGACGATCTGTTCGAGACGGTCCGCGAGTGCGTCACGTGTTTCCGCCGTCCAGTTGCGACGGTGCAAAACGTCTCCCAAAACACGTTCGGCTTCGCGTTCTGCGTTGAAGTTGATACGCGCCGCCATTACCCGCTTTCCTCGTCAAACCGAGCGCGCATTTCAGCGCGGCGTCGCTCTTCTTTGTCATGGTCGCGCAGCGTTTGGCGTAGCTTGGCTTTAAACTCTGGCGTAACCGTGCTCTTTGTTTTCGTCATGGCTTCTCTCCTATTCGAACACCAACTCTTGCGGTTCGGCACGCGCGGCGTTGTGCGCGTGAATGCTATCCGCGCGCCCGTTGCGCACTTTCCAGCCGCGTTCGCGCACAATGTCGCGCACCATGTCTTTGTGAATGTCAAGACGGCGCGACAATTCGGCGATTGACAAGTCGCCTTCTGTCGCGTTGATCGTTTGCCAGATGCGGAATGCGTGCGCTTCGCGCGTCGGGTTTATAGTGGTCATGGCTTCTATCCTCTTCGGGTTGAGTAAACTTGTTTCGCAATGAAGTCAAGCCCGCCTAGACGGGGTGCCTAAGCGGGCTTGCGGCGGGCGCTAGTCGCCCGTGTGGGCTTCTAGTCGGGCGATTGCTTGCCGTAGCTCTTCGGCGGCGCGGCGGGCGGTGTCCAGCACCGTAGACGCAGGCGCACCGTCTTCCCATTGCACAACGGCCACGTGGGCGGCACCGTACGCGTCGGCGAGGCATGAGCCGGTGTCTTTCGCGCCCGCGATGTGTGGGAAAGGAAACGGGCCGTGGTCCTTGCCTGTCAGTTGCCGTAGCTTCTCGCCGTCCGCTTCAAGCGCTTTCATCATTTCGTCGTCAAAGTCCGTCATGGCTTCTCTCCTTTTCAAGCGTAACGATTTTCATCGGCCTTAGCCATATCGCAAAACACACGCTTTGCTTCAACCGCATTGCGCGCTACGCATCGGGCCACCGCGCGCGGCGGCAACCAGTGCGGACGTTGCCACACTTCGTATGCGTAAGTGCCTGTTTTTCGGAACTGCCACTCTTGCACGTCTCCACCAAAGTATTCTTGGGCGTAATGCGGCCAGTGCCACGCTTCCAGAACACGGGGCGTTGCAAAGTTTGTCATGGTTTCCCTCCTGTTTTGATCCGGTCCAGCGCTTCCAGTGCGTCTAGGATCGCCATTGTTTCGTCACCTAGCGGCGTCCCGCCGCGCGTTTCGGTCCAGTGCTTCCGCGCTTCGGCCATGGTTGCGAATACCCGGCAACCCGCGCGGACACCGCCGTCTCCGTTTAGGACGAATTGATACCCGTCTGACCGGAAAGGGCCGACCACGCGCGGGCTTGTCGTTTCTTTCACGTCCGAGCAGCCCGAGCAGTCCGAGCAGCCCGAGCAGTCCGAGCAGCGCGAGCAGCCCGAGCAGTCCGAGCAGCGCGAGCAGTCCGAGCAGCCCGAGCAGTCCGAG